CACTAAATACTCAACTGGCACAGTCGTGCATGCAGACGTGATCGCTACAACGAACACGGACACAGTGCAGACAATCGTGGCAAGAACTATCGGAACGGCTGCGAACACATTGGCAACTACAGAAACACTAGGAAACTACGCATTCCCTGATACAACACTCGGAGGCGGAGCTGGAAACAGCACACCGGGAGTCGCTGGGGAAACAGTAACAGTCGGCGCGACAACATACACATGGGTTGTCACTCTTACGGAAACTTACGGACTTGCTGCAATAGCAAACCAAGTTCTCTATGAGGGAAGCGTGACCAACGCATTTGCAAACTTAAGGCAAGCAATCAATGCTTCGGGCGTAGCAGGCACTGACTACTCAACAGGCACGACAGCGAACGCCACAGCGAACTCTACAGCGAGCGATGCGACAACTGTAACCGTATTGGCTGATACTATCGGACCAGACGGAAACTCAGTTGTGACCACAGAAACAATGGCAAACGGCGCATGGGGTGATGTAACACTCGAGGGAGGAACGTACGGTGCGGGAGTAGTAGCAAGACAGGCGCTAAAATGGAGTCCTGCAACTTTGGAAGCTAGCCAGCCAGTAAATCTTGCGTCTGATTTGAGTAATACTAATGGAGGCATCAGACAAGTCGGAACTGGTGCGTATGTTCGATACCGAGGAGTGATCGCAGGATCAACACCTGACTTCACTTACTCTGTGATATTAATCGGTAAAAAATAAAACAATGGCAGCAACATTCGCATGGGATAGAGACACAGGCACGCAGACAGGATCCCCAACAAAGGGAACCACACGCACAGCCGGTGTCACAGATACAAATTGGAAAAATACCGACACATACGGCACTGCATATTCGGCAGCTCCAATCACTGCGGGAAATAATAGTTTTGAAATTTGGAACTTCGGTCACTTCTCAGGCACGTTCAACCAAATAAGTGCTGGATTGTTTGCTCACACGGCTACAGCATTTGGCACTGGATTGACGCTAAAAGGACCGCCAGCATGTACAGGCGATGGTGATAGACTGCTTTACACAACGCCATCAGCAAGCGCCAACGCGAACCTTACAAACGATATGACGGCTGCGATAGCAATCGGATCAGGCGTTGCGGTATGCTTTGGTGCTACAGGACCAGAGGCGACAGGAAAGGCGGCATCAATGACAACCAATCCTTGCTATACAAATTACCTAGCAACACAATTGCAAACCACATCAAGCGCTGCGGCAGGCGATACAGCGACGGTGACATTAACACTTCAATATAACGAAAACTAACATGGAAAAAACAATCAAAGTATTCTGTGATAGTTATCATTTTTTATTTAAATTGCATGATTCTTTCTTCCGTGTGACCGCACGATGATTTTGCTTGCCATCCGATTCGATACATTACCTCCTGGCTTAGCCCTCTATTTATACTTTCCCCCAACTCAAAATGATCCCTGTCCCTCCTAAAATATCCTAGCCTCAACTCACTCAGTGCCATCATTGCGCTTCGTGGTCTTCCTCCAATTTGATTATTTTGAGTGTAGTGCAGATGCCCGTCGTGCATAAAAAACTCCTTGCCGTCTATTTCAAAATGCCCGTCTATGAGATCAACTTTGTATTCATGACCGTCTCCCTTTAAGACAAAAGAGGCAATATTGAGTTTATCAACATCACCTGCTATGTCAAAGAAGCATGACCGCTTATCCGGCTCCGTGAGTGATCTGTCCTCTGCGGTTTGCTGGTAGACTCGGCCGTCTTTATAGGTGGCCGTGAATAAATATTTAAGTGGTATTTTTGTGGTTTGCATTGGATTGCTAAATTAAATTATTAAACTTTCTATTCTTCTTTCGGGAATAGCTTGGCTAGTATTTTAGCCTTTTCTTTTTCGAGTTGCTCGACTGTCAATTTTCCCTCATTGGATTCTTTATGAATTTCAAGACGTGCTTTCAAATCTTCGGCTGTAGTGCCTTTAGGAAATTTAAGAAATGAATTGCACTGCACCGCGTCTTCCACCTTACCTGATTCACTTGGACTAGATACGCAAGTGATCACGATTTCACCAGCACCATCAATATCTACAGTATGATCTGTTTCTTTTTGCTCTCTTGCACAGAATACAACATAACGGAAATACAAACAGATGGAAATAGCAATCTGATTACTTTCCATTTTGTAACAAGCGAGGGCAAAATTCTCGGACCCAAAATAGAACGCAGACCACTCGAAGAAGATGCGGAAGAATTTGTGTCTAGTATGATTCCCGCGATCGAGGAAACTTTAAACGCACCAGAAATAAACGAATAAAAAAACATGGCAACATATTATGTATCAAGCGTAGCAGGGGACGGCGGAGCTGGCACAACATGGGCTACCGCAGAACTCACAATAGAAGCTGGAATAGCACTTGCAACGGCAGATGGCGATATTGTGTATGTCGATTCGGCTCATTCTGAATCTGTTGGAGCGCAGGTAACATGGAATACTCCCACCGCAGGTACTCGTATTAGAGTTATTAGTGTTGATAGAAACGGCTCAACGACCACGGGTCATAATGGCTGGCTTGCAGGGGCGGTTTCAACAATAAGCTCATCTGGTTTTGGACACACCATAGCTGGTGTCGCAACAGCACAGGGGCTATATATTTTCGGTGTAAGAATGAATGGCAACGCTGGAAACGCGTCAGCCAACTCAATAGGTATGGCTCAAGGGTCTGCTGACATTATTTCGCTCACAATGGAAGATTGCACATTTAACATAACTGCTATATCTGCAACCGCCGCTGTGAACATGGGAGGAACTGGAGCTTCGGGACTATTGCATAGAAAAATAAAACTCATTAATCCTGTTTTTATTCTTAAAAACAACGTCTCAAACGCCTCAATCAACATAAGCGGTGCAGACCTTCAAATTTCTGGCATGACATGTTCATTCTCAGGAGCAAACAAATCAGCCACTTTGTTTGGTACGGCAGCAGGTCACAACGGACAGATTCAAATAATGGACAGTGACCTTTCAGGCTACGATAAGTCTGGTGGCTTCTATTTCAACCAAGGTTTTCGTGGAAATTATACTCTAAAAAATTGTAAGTTGAGTTCAACTCCGGGACTCCTAGACGCTACCGCTTGGACAAATCCAGCATCGTCTTTAACATTAATAAACGTGGATAGTGGTGACACATTAAATGTATTCGCTTTCTACAATAGACTTGGATCTATCACTAATAACACTGCTGTATATCCTGCGGGCGGTGCTAGTTTTAATGGCACAATAAACTCATGGAAAATTGTCACAACATCTCTAGCGAGTGAAGACGAACCATTTATAACCCCTTGGATTCATAGATGGGGAAATTCTACATCAGCTCAGACATGGACGATAGAATTTAATCGTGACAATGCGACAGACATGGACGACAGAGAAATCTGGGCGGAGTTTGAATATGTTTCTAGTGCGAGTTTCCCGATAGGAACTTTATTGAGTGTTAGAAACGACGAGCCTTTTGACGGCACTGCTGCAGACTGGGCGACAGGCGATGCATCGTGGACACAATCTTTCTCAAATAACAATCCACAAAAAATATCTAGCGGATCCATTACTCCCGCTGAAAAATCTCTATTGAGAAGCAGAGTGTTTGTTGGCATAGCTTCACAAACGATTTACATTGATCCACAGATTAGAATAGCTTAAAAATATGGAAACAATTTGGCTGGAATCGGGAGCCGTAGGATTAGAAAATAATGGTTATGCAATATGGCTTGATGAGGGGTCGTTATTTTTAGGCACGGCTGACATAACGACTACGCAGACAATTACCGGTAAAGCTCGAATCGAGAAAAGCGCATCTCAAACAATAACGGGAAAGGCACGCATAGAAAAAAGTGCAACGCAGACGGAGACTGGTGTCGCGCGCATAACCGCGACAACAACAAAAACAATCCCCGGAGTAGCCAGAATAGAAAAATCAGCATCCCAAACCATAACTGGCTTAAGTAGAATCACAGCAATTGCCACAGCGACGATCACAGGTATCGCTCGCATAACGAAATCGGTTTTAGCAACGATTGCGGGTGTCGCGAGGATAGAAACCACAGCAAGCCAGACAATCACGGGAAAGAGCCGTATAACAGCAATAGCAACGCAAGTAATCAATGGATTGGCAGCCATCGTGGCCTTAGGAGTCCAAACCATCACAGGAAAGGCGAATATAAATAGAACATCCCAGCAAACGATTACTGGTGTTGCAAATATTACGGCAAGAGATTTCATGAGAAAAGGTAAGACTGTTTTGCCGAACGTTGAAAATCGAACCATTTTAAATTCAAATAAACATACCACAATTCTAAACTCTAGAGTTGACAACAAAAATGTGTTATTATAAATAGAGATAAAACAAACTAATATGCGCACACTTATTGCACCCACAGAGGATTTTATAAAAAGAGAAATGGACACAGTCAATGCCGACGTAAGCGCGGGAACGGCTGTGGCTATTACAGTTCAAAGCTCAGCCAACTTGGCCGTGAACGATTATATCATTGTCGGAAAAGAGGGAAGCGAAACTGCTGAAATTGCTTTAATAACCGAGATCACATCTTTGACTGCCATAAAAGCGACACTCGTACTAGCGCACAAAAAAGGCGAGCCGATAACAAAGATAAGATACAATAAAAGAAAATTCTATGGTTCGCTTACTGCGAGCGGGGTGTATGCAGAAATATCCGGAAGCCCTGTCACGATCATGGTAAACAATCCGCAAGGAACTATCATCGAATATACCGGGGGGGATGGATATGTTTATTTTAAATCAACTTACTACAATAGCACCACGGCAGATGAGACTAGCGCCGCAGATGCGGACGCGGTAAATTCCGACGACAGCCTTAGATACACAACACTCTATGCAATCAGGGTGCAGGCTGGGCTTACAAAAAATCCATACATTGACGACGGTAGAATCGAAAGAAAAAGAATACAAGCGGAGAACGAAATCAACTCTGCGATTTATAGACTTTATGAATTACCACTCGACGAGATACCACCACTCATACAAAGACTATGTGAATTGTTGGCCGCAGGGTATGTTGATTTTGAGGAGTACGGACCAGACGGCCAAGGCGTAAAGTGGCTAGGCGAAGCACGGGGAATATTGAAATCAATCAAGGAGGGAACGCAAAATCTGATCGGTGAAGACGGCACAGAGCTCGATCGCAAAACTCTTACACAGGGAATCGTGAGCTATCCTGACAGCGTGGATAACAACAATGGACCAGTCCGAAACTTTACAATGAGACAAAGATTTTAGCCATGACAGTCAGCTTAACGTGGAGCATAGAGGGAGAAAAACAACTGGCTCGAAAATTGCGCGGAATCGGTGCAGGCATAAAGGACTGGACAGATGCGTTCGGAGAAGCGGGAGACAGATTGAAAGGCATTTTTGAGAACGAAGTTTTTGCAAGCGAGGGTGCGGTGATAGGGGAAAGATGGCAGCCATTGAAACCATCCTACCTAGCGCAAAAAGTAAAGGCAGGATTCCCGCCAGACACGCTGATAAAAAGAGGGGTAATGAAATCCAGTTTTGCGAGCGATGTAAAAAAAGACCAAGCAACCATATACAACACATCGCCATATTTTAAATATCACCAATCGAAAGAAGCAAGAAGTAAGATACCGAGACGTGTAATGATGAAGCTAGGCAACAAGCAAAAGGAAATAGTGGTCAAAATATTTCACACTTATTGGTATAAAAAAACTCATGTATAACGATCCCATAATAAAAAAATACTTTGACTTGATAAAAGCAAAAGTGCCGACTATAAAGGCATACTATCAAGGCGACCCCATCAGGATACCAAAATCTAGTCTGCCGGCTGTTATAATTTCTAAGGCTCAGACGAATGTATCGGCACTGACTAATTCCGAAGATGATCACCGCATAGGGCTTATTTTAACTGTGGTAACAGACGTACGGGATGAGCGAAGCGATGATCAGAACATTGTACCGGGAATAGCGCAACTTTATGATATAATAGAGGGGAGGGATGATACTACATATTTATTAAAAGCGACAAGCATTTTGAATATTTTGCGAACGAATCAAATCGTCGATGTAGCATACAATCTGCGCACAGACTTGGGATCAATCACTCGATGCGACTATGGAATGACTCTCGGAAAGAGATCGCCAGAGGGATACGCAATAGAGGGGCAGGTCGAATTTTTAGCAACGTACTCACAAATAAGATAACATGACAAAAGTAATTTCAAAAAAATCAATATCATTTCCAAAGTTAGGATGGGGAATCACGGCGGGAGTGGAAACTGAACTGCCTAAGGAAAAAGAATCTCAAGAGAGAATTTTACAAGAGCCTGAAATAAGCCTTGTGGGAAGCATAGAAAAAGTCGAGGAAAAAATTAAAAATAATAAAGAAAAATAAATCAAATGGTTAAAACAGGGGGAACGCAAGTGTTGGTAGGTTTAGGAATAGAAAGTTATGCAGCACCGGGAGTAGCCGTTGCTGAAACAGTATTTATACCTTGGCAGGATTTCTCATTCCAAGGGGTGTCAGAAAAAACGCATTTCACATCCGCGAGAGGATTGAGAAACATATCGTCAAACTCAATGATCAGGCGCAAATATTCGCAAGGATCATTCAGCTTCATACCTAACGTAAAAACGATGCCATACGCATTGTCGCTCGCGCTAGGAGGAGTATCTTCTTCAGGCGTATCAGACAGTGCTTACACGCACACATTCACTGTAAACAACACTAACGCGACTCCAAGAACAGCAACGCTGACAATCGAGGAGGGGGCATTGCAGACAGTGCAATACTTGAACTGTGTTTGCAACTCTTTAAACTTTGAAGTGGGTGATGAGTATGCGAAATGCACAGTGGAATTAATTGGACAGTTTCCGGGTACAGACACAATCAGCGAATCATACGCAAACGAAACAGAGTTTGCATACCACAATTACACTGCAAAATTCGGGACATCATTATCAGCAGCCGCAGGAAACTCAGCAACACCGCTCAAGGCATTCTCATTAAATATAAACAACAACGTGCTTTTAGATGAGGCGTTTCTTTCAGGTTCAAATGAAATCACTGATGGCAACCTTGTAAACGGCAGACTGGAAGTGACTGGATCATACACTTTGCATTTCACAGACACCACAGAATTAGCAAAATATCAAGCGAACACAAAGAACGCATTGATCGTGACATTCACAGGATCACTTATCGGAAGCTCATCTCTTGAAACTATCCAATTTAAACTAGGACGCTTGATACTTACAAAGCCACCAGTGGAATACAGTATCGACGGACTCCTTGTGCTTACGCAGGAATTCACTGTCGAGTATGAAGCGACAGACTTGGAAATCCAAGCAATCGTGATCAACAACGTAAACAGTGCTTCCACTCGAGTGTACGACAAAGCGTAATTATAAAATTTAATCTTTAAAATAAAATGACAACACAAATCGAAAAGACAACAAAAGAATTTAGAACTAGCGGGGGTCATGTCCTCGTTATTTACGAGTATATAACTGGCCGAGAAAAGCGACAGATTGAGAGCATTATCTTTGACACTGCCGACATTAAAGGAAACAAGAATGACGTAGATATAAAAATGGGCGGGATGTCAAAAGCCATAGACGACATGAAAGATCGCGCTATTGGAATACTGGTCAAGGAAATAAAGACAACCACGGGAGAAGTAATCACATTAAAAAACGATATACTTTCTTTCATTCTTGATCTGCCGGAAAAACAATATACTGAAATAATAAACGAAATTAACTCAATCACTGACCCAAAAAAAGAACCAGCGACCTCGTAGAGTATGCGAGTACGGGGCGCTTGAAGGGGAATTTGATAGTCGCAGAGATTTGTAAGATATATGGGTGGGATTACTACACATACATCAACCAGCCTATATGGTTTATAAATCTTATAATCGAACGGCAGAAAATAGACATGATAAAAGATAAGCAGGCATCAAATAGTCAGTCGCATAAAAACAATTAAACCACATGGAGAACGAATCAGCGCTAAACATAGTACTACGACTTAAAGACGAAGCGAGCAAACAACTCGATAATTTTCGCAGTAAGGTAGAAAAAGCGAGCAAGAGTATGGAGCCGGCAATCGGCATCAGTAAAAACTTTGCTCTTGCTTTGGCGGGGATTGGCGCTGCTGCTGTTGGGTTTGGAGTGGTGGCCGTAAAGGCAGCGATGGACTCTGAAGTTCAGATGGCGAAATTTGCCGCTACCATGAAAACAATACCGGGAGTAACTGATGCATCCACTAAAGCGATATTGGCTCAAGCTAAAGCGGCGCAGAAATTAGGGTTTGATGATGATGAGGCTGCGAACGTGATGGCGAAACTCTACCAGCGAACTGGCGACGTAACGAAAGCAATAAAACTAAACAACCTAGCAATGGATCTATCGAGAGCGAAAAACATATCGCTCTCTGATGCAGGCAACATGGTAAGCATGGTCTTGTCAGGAAACCAAAAAGCTCTCAAGGCATACGGCATAGAAATAAGCGACACACTCACTCCAATGCAAGCCCTCGAAGAATTGCAGGGCAAGGTGGCCGGACAGAGTCAGGCATATTCGGACACATTGCAGGGTAAATTATCTATATTAAAAACAAGATGGGACGACATCGTAAAAGCGATCGGAAAAGATTTGATGCCACTACTTGAACCTCTTATAGAGAAAGCGATAAAGTTAGCTGAACAGTTCCAAGTCTGGTACGAAAAGATTGGCGGAATTAACGGGGTATTACAGCAACTCAATCAATTTGTGAGAGACCATGAAACTGCTCTAATCATTGTCGCTGGGGCGATCGTAGGATTGCTTGTACCGGCTTTGATAGCTTGGAGTACAGCTATGGCGGGATTGCTAATCACAATGGCTCCATGGCTTTTGGGTGGGGCAATAATCGGTGGAATCGTAGCGGGCATACTATGGATAATACAAAATTGGGAATTAATTAAAACAAAAACTTTTGAGATATGGGGAGCGATCAAGCAATATTTTAAAGAAGTCTGGGAGGGAATAAAAGCATATTAGTTTGTTTTATCTCTATTTATAATAACACATTTTTGTTGTCAACTCTAGAGTTTAGAATTGTGGTATGTTTATTTGAATTTAAAATGGTTCGATTTTCAACGTTCGGCAAAACAGTCTTACCTTTTCTCATGAAATCTCTTGCCGTAATATTTGCAACACCAGTAATCGTTTGCTGGGATGTTCTATTTATATTCGCCTTTCCTGTGATGGTTTGGACTCCTAAGGCCACGATGGCTGCCAATCCATTGATTACTTGCGTTGCTATTGCTGTTATACGGCTCTTTCCCGTGATTGTCTGGCTTGCTGTGGTTTCTATCCTCGCGACACCCGCAATCGTTGCTAAAACCGATTTCGTTATGCGAGCGATACCTGTGATCGTCGCTGTGGCAATTGCTGTGATTCTACTTAAGCCAGTTATGGTTTGGGATGCTGATTTTTCTATTCTGGCTACTCCGGGGATTGTTTTTGTTGTTGTCGCGGTTATGCGCGCGACACCAGTCTCCGTCTGCGTTGCACTTTTTTCTATGCGTGCCTTTCCCGTTATTGTTTGAGATGCGCTTTTCTCGATTCGAGCTTTACCGGTAATTGTCTGCGTAGTCGTTATGTCAGCCGTGCCTAAAAATAACGACCCCTCATCAAGCCATATTGCATAACCATTATTTTCTAATCCTACGGCTCCCGATTCCAGCCAAATTGTTTCCATATTTTTAAGCTATTCTAATCTGTGGATCAATGTAAATCGTTTGTGAAGCTATGCCAACAAACACTCTGCTTCTCAATAGAGATTTTTCAGCGGGAGTAATGGATCCGCTAGATATTTTTTGTGGATTGTTATTTGAGAAAGATTGTGTCCACGATGCATCGCCTGTCGCCCAGTCTGCAGCAGTGCCGTCAAAAGGCTCGTCGTTTCTAACACTCAATAAAGTTCCTATCGGGAAACTCGCACTAGAAACATATTCAAACTCCGCCCAGATTTCTCTGTCGTCCATGTCTGTCGCATTGTCACGATTAAATTCTATCGTCCATGTCTGAGCTGATGTAGAATTTCCCCATCTATGAATCCAAGGGGTTATAAATGGTTCGTCTTCACTCGCTAGAGATGTTGTGACAATTTTCCATGAGTTTATTGTGCCATTAAAACTAGCACCGCCCGCAGGATATACAGCAGTGTTATTAGTGATAGATCCAAGTCTATTGTAGAAAGCGAATACATTTAATGTGTCACCACTATCCACGTTTATTAATGTTAAAGACGATGCTGGATTTGTCCAAGCGGTAGCGTCTAGGAGTCCCGGAGTTGAACTCAACTTACAATTTTTTAGAGTATAATTTCCACGAAAACCTTGGTTGAAATAGAAGCCACCAGACTTATCGTAGCCTGAAAGGTCACTGTCCATTATTTGAATCTGTCCGTTGTGACCTGCTGCCGTACCAAACAAAGTGGCTGATTTGTTTGCTCCTGAGAATGAACATGTCATGCCAGAAATTTGAAGGTCTGCACCGCTTATGTTGATTGAGGCGTTTGAGACGTTGTTTTTAAGAATAAAAACAGGATTAATGAGTTTTATTTTTCTATGCAATAGTCCCGAAGCTCCAGTTCCTCCCATGTTCACAGCGGCGGTTGCAGATATAGCAGTTATGTTAAATGTGCAATCTTCCATTGTGAGCGAAATAATGTCAGCAGACCCTTGAGCCATACCTATTGAGTTGGCTGACGCGTTTCCAGCGTTGCCATTCATTCTTACACCGAAAATATATAGCCCCTGTGCTGTTGCGACACCAGCTATGGTGTGTCCAAAACCAGATGAGCTTATTGTTGAAACCGCCCCTGCAAGCCAGCCATTATGACCCGTGGTCGTTGAGCCGTTTCTATCAACACTAATAACTCTAATACGAGTACCTGCGGTGGGAGTATTCCATGTTACCTGCGCTCCAACAGATTCAGAATGAGCCGAATCGACATACACAATATCGCCATCTGCCGTTGCAAGTGCTATTCCAGCTTCTATTGTGAGTTCTGCGGTAGCCCATGTTGTGCCAGCTCCGCCGTCCCCTGCTACGCTTGATACATAATATGTTGCCATGTTTTTTTATTCGTTTATTTCTGGTGCGTTTAAAGTTTCCTCGATCGCGGGAATCATACTAGACACAAATTCTTCCGCATCTTCTTCGAGTGGTCTGCGTTCTATTTTGGGTCCGAGAATTTTGCCCTCGCTTGTTACAAAATGGAAAGTAATCAGATTGCTATTTCCATCTGTTTGTATTTCCGTTATGTTGTATTCTGTGCAAGAGAGCAAAAAGAAACAGATCATACTGTAGATATTGATGGTGCTGGTGAAATCGTGATCACTTGCGTATCTAGTCCAAGTGAATCAGGTAAGGTGGAAGACGCGGTGCAGTGCAATTCATTTCTTAAATTTCCTAAAGGCACTACAGCCGAAGATTTGAAAGCACGTCTTGAAATTCATAAAGAATCCAATGAGGGAAAATTGACAGTCGAGCAACTCGAAAAAGAAAAGGCTAAAATACTAGCCAAGCTATTCCCGAAAGAAGAATAGAAAGTTTAATAATTTAATTTAGCAATCCAATGCAAACCACAAAAATACCACTTAAATATTTATTCACGGCCACCTATAAAGACGGCCGAGTCTACCAGCAAACCGCAGAGGACAGATCACTCACGGAGCCGGATAAGCGGTCATGCTTCTTTGACATAGCAGGTGATGTTGATAAACTCAATATTGCCTCTTTTGTCTTAAAGGGAGACGGTCATGAATACAAAGTTGATCTCATAGACGGGCATTTTGAAATAGACGGCAAGGAGTTTTTTATGCACGACGGGCATCTGCACTACACTCAAAATAATCAAATTGGAGGAAGACCACGAAGCGCAATGATGGCACTGAGTGAGTTGAGGCTAGGATATTTTAGGAGGGACAGGGATCATTTTGAGTTGGGGGAAAGTATAAATAGAGGGCTAAGCCAGGAGGTAATGTATCGAATCGGATGGCAAGCAAAATCATCGTGCGGTCACACGGAAGAAAGAATCATGCAATTTAAATAAAAAATGATAACTATCACAGAATACTTTGATTGTTTTTTCCATGTTAGTTTTCGTTATATTGAAGTGTTAATGTCACCGTCGCTGTATCGCCTGCCGCAGCGCTTGATGTGGTTTGCAATTGTGTTGCTAGGTAATTTGTATAGCAAGGATTGGTTGTCATTGATGCCGCCTTTCCTGTCGCCTCTGGTCCTGTAGCACCAAAGCATACCGCAACGCCTGATCCGATTGCTATCGCAGCCGTCATATCGTTTGTAAGGTTCGCGTTGGCGCTTGCTGATGGCGTTGTGTAAAGCAGTCTATCACCATCGCCTGTACATGCTGGCGGTCCTTTTAGCGTCAATCCAGTGCCAAATGCTGTAGCCGTGTGAGCAAACAATCCAGCACTTATTTGGTTGAACGTGCCTGAGAAGTGACCGAAGTTCCAAATTTCAAAACTATTATTTCCCGCAGTGATTGGAGCTGCCGAATATGCAGTGCCGTATGTGTCGGTATTTTTCCAATTTGTATCTGTGACACCGGCTGTGCGTGTGGTTCCCTTTGTTGGGGATCCTGTCTGCGTGCCTGTGTCTCTATCCCATGCGAATGTTGCTGCCATTGTTTTATTTTTTACCGATTAATATCACAGAGTAAGTGAAGTCAGGTGTTGATCCTGCGATCACTCCTCGGTATCGAACATACGCACCAGTTCCGACTTGTCTGATGCCTCCATTAGTATTACTCAAATCAGACGCAAGATTTACTGGCTGGCTAGCTTCCAAAGTTGCAGGACTCCATTTTAGCGCCTGTCTTGCTACTACTCCCGCACCGTACGTTCCTCCCTCGAGTGTTACATCACCCCATGCGCCGTTTGCCATTGTTTCTGTGGTCACAACTGAGTTTCCGTCTGGTCCGATAGTATCAGCCAATACGGTTACAGTTGTCGCATCGCTCGCTGTAGAGTTCGCTGTGGCGTTCGCTGTCGTGCCTGTTGAGTAGTCAGTGCCTGCTACGCCCGAAGCATTGATTGCTTGCCTTAAGTTTGCAAATGCGTTGGTCACGCTTCCCTCATAGAGAACTTGGTTTGCTATTGCAGCAAGTCCGTAAGTTTCCGTAAGAGTGACAACCCATGTGTATGTTGTCGCGCCGACTGTTACTGTTTCCCCAGCGACTCCCGGTGTGCTGTTTCCAGCTCCGCCTCCGAGTGTTGTATCAGGGAATGCGTAGTTTCCTAGTGTTTCTGTAGTTGCCAATGTGTTCGCAGCCGTTCCGATAGTTCTTGCCACGATTGTCTGCACTGTGTCCGTGTTCGTTGTAGCGATCACGTCTGCATGCACGACTGTGCCAGTTGAGTATTTAGTG